AACACCGGCTACCTTGTCACTGTGGACTTTGAAGAGACTGCTAATGGCAACGGTACTGTTACTGTCAATACTGATAGGACTGATATGCCTTGGGGCTTGGCTGTATGCCTTGCACAAATGGCTGTACCTGAAGCTGTCGATGCTAACGGTGTAAGCACTGTGAACTTCAAAGATAACCGCTATGGCTACCCTAAGACCGGCGGCGATACTATGGTTATCATGGAATACATGTTCGACTTCACTACCACTGCGTCCAATACCACAGAACAGGATAAGTAACATGACTGAACTTGCAGTGCGGCCCGCTATATCAGTAACGCACACTCACGCTAGTCAGGGTGTCTACAACGACACAGAGACTACTATCTCTTACACAAGCGGTGCCTCTGTGGTACACGTACACGTTGCGATGTTGCCTTATCTTCAGTACTGGACTTGCCCTAATGCTAAGACCATTCGTAATTGGGTGGACGCGGCTTTGGCTGGCACCGGTATGAAGCGTGACGGCGCACGTATCGAAACAACGTGCAGTCTTAGCGGCTGGCGCTTTAGCTACTATGTTTGTAAAGACACTGTAAAGGCGTGTGACTAATTTGGCTAAGTTCAAAGCAGGTGATATGATTATCTGTAAGAGCGATGAAGGCACTAGCGTTCTTATGGTGAACTCTAATGATGGAGTTTACTACTCACTCGATGATGGTAACGGCTTCATTGATGCACGTGACCGTATCGAATACATTGACTCGCTCTACGAAGGGTGCGACTAATGTCAGCATATAGCGAAGCATTAACAGAGTTGCGTCAAGTCAAGGCACAATTGCGGTTACTTCACGAGACTAGGACTCTCTTGAACGGCAATATCACGCCTGAAGTCTCTAAGATCATAGATGATCTGGAACAAAAGCACGCCCATCTTTACATAGCTGTACGTGAATTGCGTAAAGCTAATCTTATACGCTAATCTAATAAGGAGATACTGAGTTATGCGTAAGTACATGCAAGACGCGGCCCCGCGCATTCTGAAACGGGAATACTTCAAGGCTGATAGCATCCGTGGGACCTATCCTTATGAGGGTAAGAATCTGGACTATGCTATCTACAGCTACAGCACGCCTATCGCGCTCTTTCACGGCGGCCAGTGGTACATGACAACTAAGCGATTCAGTCAGACTACTACTAACCAACAGGCGGCATTGCGTCTTATCCTTAGGGATGAGCACGTTATCCAACTGAGTCAAGACGTGTTTGAACACCAATGCAAAGAAGCAGGTATTAGCTAATGACTGAACCTGTACTGCGTAGGTATATCACGGACAACTGGTTCAAGATAGTTGACCACAAGACGTTTACTACCGAGACGTTTAGTGGTAAGCTTATGGATAACGGCGCTTATATCATCTACTCATACAAGGCACCTATAGCAGTGTGTCTCAAAGGCAGATGGTTTATTACTAAGCAACGTCACAGTAACTTGACTACTTATCATATGCAATGCCTGCGTTATATTCTCCATGAAGAAGAGATAGCAGTACGTCTGTCCAACCCTGAACAGTTTAAAGACGTACTGAACGCGGCTAACGCAACCTAACTCACTGGGGAGTGATTACAATAAAGGTCTCAAAGTTTTGCGAGTGGAACGGCGACCGTCTCTATCGCGTAGTGGTAGGCAACATCGTGGACTGGCACCATCCCTTTGTGGGATCATGCCGACACAACACTATAGATAGGACACATGATGCCCACCTACGAACGCTGTAACGTCACCACAGGCAGTAACGCACGCGGTTTCGCTTACAGATGCAATAAGAAGGTAGGACACGTGGACAGGGGCGACACCGAACATGCCGACTCTAAAAATGTGCCCGTCTATCGTTGGAAAGATTCTAAAGAAACTTCCAACTAGGTACCATTTCAGCATAGACAAGCTACCGAATACTTGCTAAGCTGATATCAGCAGTAAAGAACAGCCACTCACTACCAACGCCTCGTGGCAGGCACCACAACTCACTGAAAGAAGTACACAATGTCTGATGCAATGTTTTCCGCTCTTGCTGACAAGGCCCGCGAATACGTCTCCGGCCTCCACAAGACTGCCAACGAGTACCGGCAGGCTTCTGGCAACATGGGCACCAAGGACCTCGACGCTTGGGTAGATGCCTCTACCGATCCTGAGATTGTCCGCACTCGTGACCAGCTTGCTAAGGCGGCGGCAGTTATCAAGGAAAAGACTGCCGAACTCCGCGAAAAGGCTAAGGAAGCTCTTATGCCTGAAGGCACTAACTCGGATGAGCTTAGCAAGAAGTTCAAGGCCGATAAGACTGAGGCTAAGACGTTCCTCAACGGCGCTATCAATGCCCTGAAGGGTCTTGGCGCACCGGATGAGGTTATCGACGAACTTCAGCAGTACCTTGAACAGCTTCCGAACGTTAGCGGCTCTACTGCCGTCGGCCTTACTAGCTCCGGTAAGTCTCCTGAAGAACTCGCCGCTGTCCGTACTTGGGCACGTGAGAACGGACACGAGGTCTCTGATAAGGGCCGCGTGCCTAAGGAAATCCTCGAAGCTTGGGACAAGCGCCACGACGCTACGGCTGACGTAGCTTAGTCTCAGCCCTAATAGGGGAGTCACCGTGCGCGGGTACTCTTAAACAACCACTAGCCTCAAGGTGCCCGTAATTGTAAGGGTCGCTACATCACTCCGCAGATTCAAAGGGTGTAGCGGCCCTTACTTATACCCTACTACCAATAAGGGAACTAATGTCACGCTTTACTAGCGGTAAACTTAACCACGATTGGCACGGCGGTACCTGCTCTATCTGTGGAGAAGATAAAGAGTATTACGATACTCACTTTGGTAACGCTGAACCTAGCGATAAAGACTTGCCCGTAGTAGCAACGCCCACAGACAATGATGAGTCTACGACGTATCCTTGGAATACCAATGATTCGAGTGGAAGGCAAAACAATGTCTGACGACGGCTTTTATCTGTCTATCCTTATGGATGCTACTAACCTTGGTAAGCTTCACCGTGATCAGCGTAATACCATCATGCTACGGGAGACATATGCTGAACTCCCGTCCATGTCCGGCCTTGATTATGAGACGGTACAAGACGCATACCGTGCTTATCGCAACGCTTACAATGTCCCGGTTACACGAGTGACAACTTCAGTTTGACAGAATGTCATAACCGTGCTATCCTGAAAGGGTACCAATGAGTGAACGCACGATGGTACAGGTTGGTATAGTATGTCCAGCCTGTAACCGCCCCGGTGTAGTCTTCTTGCCCAAAGAAGGACTAGACAATTGGAAGAATAAGCGTATGTCTGTTCAAAAGGCATTCCCTGATCTAACAGCTACCACAAGGGAACGACTCTTGACTGGTTATTGCCCTGCCTGTCAAGAAGAAATCTTTGGAACGGATGACTAATGGAACATCGTTGTGATCTATGCGGTGATTGGTACTTTAGTGCCTATGACCTAGACGGTACTAACGACGGTCTATGCAACCAATGTAAGGAATCTAACCTTGACGACTACGACTCCACGGACGCCCCGATTGAGCCAAATAGGGAATCGTCCCAATCCGCATAACCTTGAGAGGGGCGATAGGGCTAAGGTAGTACAAGACAGCCGTATCGTAATAGGTAAACCCTTTGCTCTTGACTTTACCGTGCACTTGGGTAAGGTTGGCATTATAACATTCATTGACCATGAGCTTATTAGCTTGCGGTTCGATGACGGCCAGACTATCTCGTACTGGCACAATGAAGTACAGCCCGTTGAAACTAATAAGGAGAAAAATGCCTCAGGAAAAGACTAACCGCCGTATCCTTTCGCACGAAGAGCGTTCGGAAGTAGAAGCAACGATCACTAAGCAGATCGGGGAGTTCTTTGACGACATTGGGTTTGTCGCCGATAACTTCTCTTACACATGGGACTCTGAAAAGCATGTGCTTATCGCTGAACGCTATAGCGATAACGGCGGCGCTATCGAGTTCTATGAAGTCCGTCCTGTGGTAAGCTATGTAGGTAATGGTCGCTACACCGACGAGTAAGTCGGATGGAACGCGACAACCTGAATAGCTAACTGGTATAATGGGGACTCGGGAAGGAATGCCCGTAGTCTTAAACGACAGTGATATGCGCCCATCTATCAGGAGTAACCATGTCCAGTAACTATAACCATCACGGCCACAAATGGCTGGTACAGCTTATCGTCAAGTTCTTTAAAGACGCAGAAGACGACGCTATCACACAGATCAAAGTCCACAGATGGTTTATACGCTTCTGGCTAATCAACATCATAGTAGCTCTTAGTGTCTTTATATTCCTGCCTGACGTTTGGGCGGCGGCAAGCATACTCTACCTAACGATTGTATCGTTGTATGCTAACTTCGCCACAGACTATGGCGCTCTTATTGCCAGCCAAGGCTCTCTTCATGCCATAGAGGCAGGCAAAGTCATAACAAAGGAGATTACCAGTGACCTCAACCCTGAGGTATCCTAAGAAACTCACTGAACTAAATCCTGACGAGTCCTATACAGCCAAGAATATTGCAACTATACTGGACGTAGCAGAACGAACCGTGTACCGTTGGTTCTCTCAGGGGTTTCTTGAACGTGATGTGCGTGAAGGCGTCACCCTCTATACACCTAACCCGTTGCTAAAGCCTGAAGCGATAGCGGCCCAAAAGGGTATCAAGCGTCAGTATACTGATACGGAACTTGAAACCTTTTACCAAGATATCTTGTCCGGTGAGATTAGTCCTATACCGATTGATATTACCCAGCTGATCCGATCAAGAGCAAGCAACACTACTCTTATCAGTGCCTTGGATGGTCTCAATCAGTTCCGGGAGTTCTTGGCCTATGTGATAAAACGATGAACCATTGAACCATTGAGGATGAGTAATGAGTGATAATCCGTTTGATGATATCTTTGCTGAGCTAGAGCTACCACTTGATCCTATCCGGCAGATATCTCAAGAGATTGAGGATAAGAAGCGGAAACTTGAACAGCGTAAAGCTATCAAGGATAAGATCAATGAGGCTAAGCGCGCTCTCAAAGAACAAATGGAGAAGCTCAACGCCGAACTCGCTGAAGTAGAAGACAAGCTTGAATCTGAACACACTACCGATTGGCAGATTCAGCGGGAAATCCGTGAGCTTGAGCGTAAGGTAGAAGAAGAAGAACACAAGCGTAAAGAAGCTGAACGCCTAGCTGAGATTGAACGCCGCAAGAACATTGCAATGGCAGGCTTTAGGCACCAGATTGAAGAGCTTAGCCCTGAGTGGGAGAAGTACCCTCACGACTACCAATGGGAGGGTGCCGGTACTCTGGCCCTTATGGGCAGTGGCCTACTCGGTGATGAAATGGGACTCGGTAAGACTCTCACGGCTATCATGTGGCTCGACTTTATCAAGGCTAAGCGAGTACTCATCGTTGCACCGAATGAGACAGTGAATAACTTTGGACAAGAGGTTATCCGTTGGGCACCGCACCGGTTCACTTGGACCTTTGCCGGTAACAACCCTAAGGAACGCCGCCTGTTTATGGATACACTTATCCAGCCCCGTAAGGAACTGGACAACGACTTCACTGTCTGTGTTAACTACGAACAGCTTTATCAGGATAAAGAGTTTGTCCAGCGCCTAAAGTCTATGGAGTGGGATGCCGTCATCATTGATGAGGCCCACAACATGAAGGATAAGAAGTCTCTGCTATTCCAGCGTATGCAAGGAATGACATGGGGCGTGCCTCATATCCTGCCTATGACTGGTACGTTTATCCTCAACCAGCCACAGGACATTTGGACTTCTCTGCATCTTATTGACCCCAATACGTTCTACAATGAACAGGACTTCCTGCACTCTTACTGTGAGTTTAACTACTCATCGGGCAAGTGGCACTTCCGTAGTGGTGGTGTTGCTTCTCTGGTCAAGCACATGCAAGGCCGTATCGTTATGCGTTCCTTTGATGAAGTGGCACGCGATAAGATTCCGGCCCAGTACATGCACGAAACTTGGATCGACTGGGTTGACCCTGCCTATCCTGATCAGCGTAAGGTTATCAAGCAACTGGCCGAGCATTCTCAGATTGTTCTTGATATGGAACGTAAGTCCAATGTCATTGAGAGTCTTGCTCTTATCACCCGCAACCGTCAGGCTATTAACTGGCCAGCCGGTATTACACTGAACGTAAAGAATCCCGATACCAATGAGATTCTCTACACGTTCTCTGTGGGAGACGAAGTACAAGAGAGTATCAAGATGGATTGGGTGGAAGCAAAAGCTAAGGAGCTACAGCTTAGCGGCAAGCGTATTGTAGTATTCTCCCAATTCAAGACTGTACTGGCCGAACTGGAAAGGCGGCTGGCTAAGTCCAACCTAAAGGTGGTCAGGTATGACGGTGATACGGATGATGAAACTCGCAAGGCAGTCAAAAACGATTTCGATCGCCGTCACGTGGAAAACCGGGGTGGGGGTTATACGTGGGACATCGTACTCTGTAACTTCAAAACAGGCGGGGTCGGTCTTAACTTCACCCATGCCACGGAGACTATTATCTTCGACGAAGAATGGAATCCCGGTAAGAACGAGCAGGCGTATCGTCGCACAAAGAGAATGGGTCAGACGGAAGAGACTCACGTCTACATTCCAAGGGTAACCCGTTCTATTGATGAATGGCTTAACACACTCAATATCCAGAAGCGTCAGCTTGTAGATGGATTTAACCTCGAAGTTGATCTGACCAAGGAGTTCAGCAACTTCCTCGAAGATATGCTGGGAGACTAATGGAACACGAGAGACTCAGAGTAGTAAGGGTAGAGATTGAATACGACAGATATGACAACGTGGTTATGTTTTATAACCTCGATAAGATTTCTCCAAACGCTAACCCTTACAATCTATTCCGTGACAACATTCCGTTGGGCACGGTATGTATGGCAGTCAACGTCCGACTTCTAAATGATGATGAGTGGGAGGACTATAAGAAGACAGGTAAGGTAGGAAATGAAAGCGTTTGGGAAGGCTTTCCTGATTAAAGAAGTTGTACTGATGGTCGTGGTATTCACAGCGGTCATGTGGTACGTTGGAGCAGTGCAACAGCACAACTCAGATTTGCTGGCAGAGAACAAAGCCTATGTATCCGGCCAGCAGGCTAACGCGGATATGTGGGTCAGTAAGATTGACACGGAAATCAAAGGGGTTAGCACTTCACTAGGTCTCTACAATGCTTATGTAGCCGCCCACCCTAATGACTTTGATAAGGATATCGTCGGGACTAAGAACAGCTTGGCATCCGATATCTATTCTCATCAGTTCGCTTGTCAGAATCTTATTGAAGAATATAACAAAGCACGGCTGACTTGGCCTAGCTTTGTCAAATCACAAGCGCACTCCATCTTGGAATGCGGAGGAGAATAACAATGACTGAAGCAGTAGACTCTAAGCTGAGCATCTTCCTTGCCGAGAGGGATAATGAGGAACACATTGCGAAGCTTACAGAAGCAACCTACCAGCAGTTGACTCAGGAGATTCACGAGTTCCGTAGTCGGGTTGCTTTTGGGCAGGATGCTACCGAGGCATTCGCTAAGGAGGTAGAGGAATATGGCGAAGACGTCTATCCCCCTGTGGCGCTTGCTATTCGGAAGCTGGGACATGCACAGCTTGAGAGCGATAAGAAGTGGCTTGCTACTCTTGAAGCTACTACGGCTGAGTTTTTCCCGGCTGAAGCAACCAACCACGACTAGGCTTCACTAACTGTACTACCAATACAATAGCAAAGTAATTTGAACAGGAGAATGTAATGACTGGTATGTCCCCCGAAGTACGTGAGCAGGCTAAGAAGGACGAACTGCGCTTCAAGCTGGTCACGGATATCGCAAAGCAGGAACAGCTTCTTAAGCAGGATAAGCAGCTTCTCGAACTGGTACAGGAACTCATCCCTGTACTGCCCGAAGAAGCCAAGACCGCTGAAGGCCTTGAGCTTACTCTGGAAATGGCTGAGTACATGGTAAAGGAAAAAGAAGCACGTCTTGCTTTCTTCCTTTCCATGCTACAGAAGCATTATCCTAATGAGTATGAATCCTATGAGCGAAACAACCGACGATAACGTCTGTCCTTTCTGCTTGGCCGGTTGGCCCCTTGCTTTCTGCCGTGTGCGGCCCGGGACGGGCTGTGTGACAGAGAGTGAGGGGCCGCTGGCCTCAGGGACCGACCCAGACCTAGAGGACTCCACAGAGGCGCACAGCGGCTCCGATACAGAGGATGATAATGGAGAAGAGTCAAGAGCTTATCGAGATGCTAGAAGCACAGGCCGTAAGCGAGCGGCTAAGCTATATAAAATCGAAACAGGCCAAGTCTGCGATTGGGCATGGAGTAAGTTATGCGGCGGTGGTATTGAGCCTATTATTGGGTGCACAGGTCGCCCTGCTGAACACATTCACCACGGACCAGACAAGTCTACGTTTTCTAACGAGCGTAGTAACATCAGTCTTGTGTGTACTTATTGCCACAACCGTTGGCACGCGGCTAACGATCCATACTATGATAAGGTACGCCCGGATAACGGAGAAGCCTACCTCCCGAGAATCCCGGATGGAAAAACGATCTTTGCACTTGAAGACCGAATCCCCGCAACAAGAGAAGAAGTCTTCGCTAACGAATTGGCATTTCCGCTAAGAGGCAAGGACAAAGCGGCTCTCGATAAGGGCATTTGACACCGGCTCTATACCATGCTACACTAAAACCACTACCAACGAACAGCAAGGCATTAATTATCATGTCTCTATACCCAGTTTCGCACTCTATGGCAGACGCCTATGCCGCTTGTCAGAAGAGGTTTGAGTACTCGCACGTAAAGAAGCTTATGCCGGTTGTCACGCCCGAAGCATTGGCACGCGGCATCTATGCCCACAACCTTATGGAAATCTTCTTCACCGCTATTAAAGAGGGTGAGTCGCATGAGACGGCTAAATCAATTACCCTGCTTAATGCGGCAGATGACCCTAAGTACTTCAATAAAATCTGGAACCGTATCGAATACTTCTTGGATGAAATCTACCCGACTCTTGGTTGGTTGGAGATTATCAGTATCGAACGTACTTATCGGCTTGACGTAGGAGATAAGTTCCAGTTCCCGTTTACTGTGGACTTGGTTGTCCGCATGGCAGATGGTATTGTCTATGCGATTGACTTCAAGTTCGGAGCAGACGCTTATGATGAGCAGATGCTTAAGATGTATCCGCAGTTGCCCAAGTATGTCGGAGGCCTAAGGGTTCTCGGTATGCAGAAGCTTCTGGAACATGAAGTGCCTACCAAAGCAATGTATGTGTTTATCCGTTCACGGCATAACATCGCTGATAAGAACAAGTTTGTTGAGATTCACCCCGTCGAAGTATCCGACGCCCGGATCAGGAACAGCTTTATCGAACAGGATCAGACGGCAACGGCTATCATTAGCCACCTTGAATCCAACCGGCCCTTCATTCGCACCTTTAATAACAACTGTAAGTACTGCCCCTTTATTGAACTGTGTGTTGCGGAAATGAATGGCCGTGATCCTGAAGAGATAAAGACTATGGAAGCTGTGCTTTATAAGGAGAACAGCTACGGCTACGAAGAATTGGAGATTGCATAATGGCGTATGATGATAACTCGCCACAGATTAATGTACAGACTGATCCGCATAGGATTCTTCAGGACATTGCTGACCTTGATGCCCACATTGAGGAAAAGAAAGCTTATCGCCGTCAGCTTGTCTCTCTGTATGAAGAGACTATGGAGGGTTTCCACAAGCACGCTAACGAAGTTCTCTACCGGCCCTTGCCGGAAGAACCGGTTATGGCTGAGGCACCTTATCAGGAAAAGGGGCGTTGGTAATGGCTTTTAGAGAAGTACTTATCTCCATCTGTGACCAATGCGGTGCAGAGGAACAGACAGAGACCAGTAAGATTATCGGTAAGAATAAAATTCTCTTGCCTACCGGTTGGCTTCATGTGCACGCATCCAGTGCTTTTGTGGATGAGGTCTTCTCGTTGGACCTGTGCACTAAGTGCTCTTCTCCGGTAATTGATCTTGCCGGTAGGGCGCAGGTGACTAAGTAATGGCGGGGGTGGGACTAGGAGGGTTCTTCAATGGTGACCCTAACCCGAATCCCTTTACCGATATCCTGCCCGCTACCGGAGGTCTTGTGGGGGATAACGGTCAGATCATTGTTGATCCTGACTACCGTGACTTGTCCACCTATGAGGATCATGACGGCTATGATCCGCCTACGGGTAACGGACTGGCCGCTCCTATCTATGAGACGCAGAGGCAGGAGAACCAAGTCTCTAAGAGAGTACAGTATGCTGAAGCTTACGGTGCCTCTAAGCTGACTGTCCTGAAGGATATCGAAGAAGAGATTCGTGATCTTCTTCTTACCCGTAAGAAACTTCTCCGTGAACTTAAAGCGGAGCGTGATGAGATTGACAAGCGACTGAATGTATCTGAATCTGTAACAACTGCACTTGATGAAATGTTCCCTGAACAACTTGCACATGAAATTGAAAGTGGTGTAATTAATGAGTGACTTTGAGTATGACCGTCCTGTGGCACCGATTGAGAAGCAGGCTTTTAGCCTTGAACAGTTGTTCGGTAACCTGACACCTGTTACTAATGAGCCTACCAACTTCCGCGGTGCTATCTATTCTGAACCGGGACTCGGTAAGACCTATGCCGGTATTGAACTGGCACAGCGTATTACCCCACAGGAAAAGGCTATCGTCTATGTCTACACTGGTACTAACTGGGACTCCTTTAAGGACGTTCCGGCCCTGTGCCAGCGTGTACTGAAGAAGCCTTATACCAACATGGATGAGCTTGTAGCCTTTATCGAATCCTTTAAACGGGCTGACGTAAGGGCCAAGTTCCCTGTTGGGACTATCGTCTTCGATGAACACAACACCATGTTTGATGATGATGTTGATACCATCACGGCGATTAACTCCGCTCAGCTTATGAAAGAGAAGCGGAAGTATAAGGACCCTCATACCCCTGAGTGGCCCGACTACAACATGGGTAAGATGCACATGAAAGATATCATGACTTCTACCCTTATGATTCCCGATATCAACTTTATCTTCTTGTGCCATGAGCGTGACGGTAAGAAGTCGATGAAGAAAGAGCCTGACTACTTTGACAAGGCGTCTCAGGAGTTCATGCGGCCCCTGTCTTGCTTGTATCGTTTGACAACGCAAGTACAAGAGGGTAATGTAGTTCGTACCTTCCAAACCCAAGGAACGGATCAGGTGACTGCAAAGAATCGCATTACTGGTCTAGCCCCGTTCCTTACTGGTAGGGATGCAGTAGAGAAAATCGCTACCGCTTATCTGAATTGGTCTAAGGCCGAGAAGGAAAAGCAGGAAGCAACCAAAGCCCCTGTGGAGAATCCGAAACCTGTTGAGCCAATCAATACCCAAGGTGATGCTTCGGTAGAAGTACCGGCAAAGACAGAAGAAGCAACCGTCTCTTCCCCCAGTAGGTCGGAAGCAGAGGGTTCTCCACAGGTACTGGTTACGGAGAAGCCTGTAGATAGTGAAAAGGAACTCCGTGATCTACTGGGTATCTAACTAAATACCAACTGAACAATAATTAAATAGGGTGGTGCGAGTACGACTCGTTAAACAATTGCGTTAAAGACTAAGCTCTACGGCGGCCACCCATCCCTAATGTAAATGCTATAACTAACTGAAATGAGAAATGAAATGTCTGAATCCATTTGGGACGTATTCGGTGTTAGTGCTGACGACGTTTCTGAAAACCCCTTCTATATCCCCCGCGACGTTTACAACGTCAACGTGGATGCTGAAGTCAAGTCGTGGAAAGACGGCGGCCCTGTCTACTTCGTGGTTAACTACACGATTATGGACGGACCTCACCGGGGAATGGGCGCTAACCGCATGTTCCCCAAGAAGCCTCTTACCGCTGAGGATGACGCTGAGTACAAGACCAAAAATGCCCGTACTCTGACCAGCATTAAGAAGACACTCATTGAGCTTGGTCTTACTCCCGAGCAGATCAATGCCTTCCGCTTTACCCCGGATTTCGCTAAGGCTATCTCCGGTATCAAGGGAACGGCTGACATTGGTCCGCAGAAGAATAACGACCAGTATAGCTCCGTCTATGAGTTTACCAAGGCAAGTGCAATTGCCGCTCAGACTCCGGGTAATGTCGGTGCTGTTCCCGACTACGCTACGGCTCCGAGTGAGGTATTCCCACAGGCGGGGAGTGGATCGGTTTCCGGTTCGGTAGGATCACTGGATAACCTCGCCGGTCTTTTCCCGGGTGGCTTGGGCGGCTAATCCGAAAAGATTGGCTGAGTCGGTATCCGAGGAACTGACGCACTGATCCAGCTAAGGCGGGGAGTTATTGGTAGTGACTCCCCGCCTTAGTCTTGCCCACATATTCGGTCTCCCAAACTAAAGGAGAAACTGTGTTTGAACGTCCGTCGGACTTCACGTACATGTACTCCCATAACAGCTATATCTTATCATTTATGGAAGACGGTAAGAAAACGGAGATTATGGGAATCAAGTCTTTGGAAGAAGTAAAAGCTACTATAGCACGTCTCACTTCGCCAGAGAAGATCAAGCGCCCGGTATACTCAGGTACCTGCGAATGCTTGGAAAAGAAGTGGAGGTACTATGAAGAAGAGACCGAGAACATAGTGTTCAAGGTCTGCACCATTTGCAATAAGCCGCTGGACCGTGAAGTACTGAAGCACTTCTATTCAGACTTCAACCTAGACGACTTTATTACTGGGGGATAAGGGGAGAACATGTCAGAGAAGCTTGGCACTCTCAAATTTCTGGGGGATATCTGGGGGCCGGAGAGTGCTAACGTATTCCTCGCTACAAAACCAGAGCCAAACCTCTTTAGCGTTTCGCCGCTTATCACTTCGTGGAGAGATAAGCAAGATTCCATAGTAGAGTTCTTCATCGCACAAGACGCGAAGATGGACGTATACTATTCAATGGCCCACTACCAAGACGGGTCAAAGGAAAAGACAAAAGCAAACGCTATTGGTGCAAGGGTACTCTGGATAGAGCTTGAAGGGGATAACGAAGGCCAAGCCCGGCCTAAGGATGCCTTGCAGAAATTGGTAGATGAAGGTCTCATACCACCACCTACTTATCGCATACAGAGTTCAAGTGAGAATGCCCAGCACTGGTACTGGATTCTGGATGGAATTTATGCACCGGATATTATTGAAACCCTCAACCGTCGAATTGCCTACTACCTCGACGCTGATAGAGCGTGCTGGAATATCGACCGAGTTCTTAGGCCGCCATTCACGCACAACCACAAGAAAAAGCGAGCCAATAAAGACGGCTCCGCTCCCGCTGTGGATATCATTGAATACACCGGGAAGATTTACACCCCGGCCCAGTTCAAAGACCTCCCGGGTGTTAGAGTACAGCTAACCGAGATTGCAGAGTTTGGCGATATCCCTGATATTGATACGGTCTTTCGTAAGTATCCGTGGGATAACCAACACTCTGATCTTTTCTCAGCAGGTAAAGAACAGTTCTGGAATGAAAAATCTCAGGACCATTCGGGACGCGGTAACGCTATGGCCCGACTTGCTTACTTCGGCGCAGAAGTAGGCATGACTGATGAGGCGATTTTCTGCGTTCTTGATGACGTGGATAAACGCTGGGGTAAGTTCACTGGTCGTCATGACCGCAATCGTCGCCTTGTGGAGTTCATCTATAAGGTTCGGGAGAAGTATCCCTCTCCGGTCTTTGTGAGGGAAGAACAGACACAAGAACCTATTCAGAAGCTATTCCGCTTTGGTGACTTCCTTAAAACGGAGGTTAAGTTTGAATGGATAGTACAAGACCTAATAGGAAAGCAGACGATCAACTTTCTGACCGCTGTTCCCGGTGTGGGAAAGTCCAGATTAGCGATCCAGCTAGGTGCTTCACTTGCGACGGGCCAAGACTTCTTGTCTTGGAAGACATTAGGCCGAAACAAGGTAGTGTTCTTTTCTTTGGAAATGGGACACCCAATGCTGAAGCACTTCGCCTCTAACCTTGCTAAAGAGAATAGCTACAATGAGGATGAGCTTCAAGAGAACTTCTGGCTTGTCCCCGTTGGTGAGCCTATGCCTTTTGCCAATCAGGAAACACTGACATTCTTCAAGTATGTAATGGATGAAGTGAAACCTGACGTTGTTATCATCGACGCCATGTCCTCTCTGAGCTACTCAGAACTTAAAGAGGATACAGCTAAAAACATCAACAACCAGTTGAAAGCGATGCTCAATGAATACAAATGCACTTTCTACATTATTCATCACAATAGGAAACCGAATGTTTTGGACGGCAATAAGCCCCCGACACTTGCGGATTTTTATGGGAGTACTTACGGTGCCACAGACGCGGCTAGTGTCCTCTCTCTTTGGAGGCCGCCGAGTAGTGATCACTACGAGCTTCACACCCTCAAAAGCCGAACGGGTGGGTCCGATAAGCCGGTCAAACTCGCGTCACGACCGGATAAGTTCACCTTCTCACTAGCACTAGACGACGATATGGATATGGAGGCGCTATACAATGAACCTGATTCTAACCCCAATCCCCCTCTCGGATTTGGCTTTGGAGCAATGGGTTAAACTCATTGATAACGCCTCTGTAGTAGCACTGGACTTTGAGACAACGGGCCTAAAGGTCTATGATCAGACAGATGAAGGGAGAGGCTTTGCCATTGGTCTTCGTAGTTCTACTGGTATTCTGCGGAACTATTTCCCTATCAGTCACCCTCTTGGTGAAAATCTTCGAGAAGAGGATTGGAAGCTACTACTCACCCATATCCTTGCTAAGCCTGTGGTTTTTCACAATGCTCCTTTTGACCTCAATGCTTTGTGGAATCTTGGCTTCCCTACCCCAGCTGTCTTCTTCGATACAATGAAGCTGGACCACCTTATAGACGAGAACTACCCAAGCTATAAGTTGGACTACACCACAGAACGCTGGTTGGGCTATAAGGCAAAGAACAGGACGCCGCGCTTTGAGGCGGCCCTGTTGGCTTGGGGGTGGGGAGGTATGCCCTCTGAAGAAATGTGGGATTACGCTAAAGAGGACGGCTCCATTACTCTTGAGTCCCTAGAGAACATGACTAAGAGCAAAGAGTTCACCCCCAAGCTTGTGGACTACTGGAAGCGTATTGAACAGCCTACAGAAGTACTGCTTGCTAAGATGAGGCGTAAAGGCGTCCTCGTCAATATTGAGTACTGTGCCGTTATGGAATCTATCGGCAGAGAGCGTATGGCGGAACTAGAGAGCGAGTTGGGTGGAAAAGCAAGCTCTCCTAAGTTCCTAAAGTCATTGCTCAATGATAAGTTGGGATTGCCCGTCCTGCTTAACAAAGAGAATAAGGTCTCCTATGACAAAGAAACGATGGGACGTTATGAAAAGCGATTGCAGTTCATCGCAGACAATGAAATCAAGCTCTACGGACATAGCGACGTGGGAGCTTTGGCGCAACGGATACTCGAATATCGTGGTTGGCAAAAGGCCGTATCAGGTTACTATGAACCATATCAACGGTTCGTTGATAACGATGGAAGGCTACGAGCTTCCTACAACATCACAGGTACAAGGACGGGTCGCTTTTCATGTTCCGATCCTAATCTCCAACAAATCCCTAAGGAATCTGATAAAGAATGGTCTAAGGGTGTTAAAGGCGCTCTTATTGCGGAGTCAGGTTACGGACTATGGGAACTCGACTACGCTCAGCTTGAGTTCCGACTTGCCGCCGCGGCTAGTCACGAAGACGAACTCATTGAAATTTTCGCCGATAGCCAGCGTGACATTTTTACAGAAATGGCTGTCGTTCTTGGCATGGTACGACAAGACACAAAAACGCTTAATTATTCTATCCAGTACGGAGCCGGAACACCAAGGGTTATGGATGCGTTTAACGTATCGGAGAGTCATGCCCGGAACATTATTGAGAATTACTACAGGCAGTACCCCAACCTTAGGTCTGCATCCAAGCACTTCGGTAACTTGGCCAAACGAAGTGGCCACGTCGATATTTGGTCTGGACGTAGAAGGCATTTCCGTAACCCCGGAAAAGAGTTTTATAAAGCCTTCAACTCCTATATTCAAGGCGGCGCCGCCGATCTTGTAAAGCTGGCCATGATTGAAGTGGACAGAGAAGTGTGTGATGAGAATTGCAGGCTTCTTCTACAGGTCCATGACTCATTGGTACTGGAAATTAAAGAAGGGATGGAGGACTACTACCTCCCTCTTATCCGTGCAATTATGGTGCGGTACTCGGATTACTTCGGCGTTCGATTGGACGCTGATGCTCATAGGTGGTCTAAGCCACAGGAAGTAAAGGAACTGATTCATGTTTAGCCGGATTAATTGCTGGGGTTGCGGTACCGACGTGGAGAAGAAGAAGCTCACTACTGGTGTTCTTCTTGAACGTTACCGTGGCCGGTTCAGGACTATCAAGCGGGTATGGCTGTGCATGGTGTGCAGTACTCAGCATGATAAGATGAACGACGCCGTATATGAGGTATGCCGGTGACTACGCCTGAGGAATGGATAGAGTACCGGGCTATCTTTAGTAGGCCTGCCTCTATCTTGGATTCCAATGAAGATAGAAAAAAGGGCTTTGTAGTTGAGCGTACAAGGCCATACAGGTCAAAAGAGGGCGCTCAGCACGCGGCCCTGTATAACGCAACAGAAAGCCATGCGATCTTCATAGGCTTTGAATCACGCGCCGTATGTGCTACTGAATGGTGGAAAGATGGTGAGGTTACCCGGTGAAAGTCAAAGAGCTTATCGACCATTTAGCCGAGCTTGATCCCAACCTAGAGGTATTGGTCCAGAGTGAAGCTTACTATGACTGTAGCTCTCTGGGACCGGTTGAGTATGTAAAGCTGACCAATAAGAGTTACTGGGTATGCCATAAGCCTGTTCCTTCTGTAGCTCTTATGCAAAAAGATGATGAGATACTATGACCCTAGTACTTAGCTTTGACCCCGGTAAGAATCACGGTGGTAGGAACTCAGGATCAGGCTGGTGTCTACAGGATGAGAATACGGTATACGACTTCGGGGTTACGCAAGACCTTGTGGAGTTTCTGGCTTGGGACGTATTCGCACCGCTCAAGAAGCTGGGCATCCGGCCTGACATTATCGTCTACGAGGGTTATCAAATCCGAAAGGAAACAGTAGCCCAGAACGTCGGTATCCCACTTAGTACTGTGGAGAATATCGGAGCTATCAAGCTCTTTGCGAGGTCTCTTAAAGCTGAAGTTGTAAAGTTCATGCCTGCCCAAAAGCCTACACAATGGAAGGCCACAGGAAAGAACCCTACCAAGGTTCCCAAGGCACAGAGTCACTGGATAGACGCCTACAATCACGGGAGGTACTACCTTATCACCCGTAACCTTGCACCGTCGGCCCTAGAAATGGAAATGTTTGGCAATGGACATTGATGAAGATGAATGCGGCTCTGCTATTTATGAAATTATAGTTGAGCAGGATGAACCGGTTAACCATGAGTGCTGGGAGCCTAAAGGACATGAAGGTCCGCATAGGTGCGTAGCCTGTAGCGAGCAGTGGTAAGGAGTAAAAATGGGGGCTCTTGAAGATATCTTTGCACAATACGGTGCGGAAGTACCGCCTACCCTGAGTGCTGATATTGAAGAGGCTATGGACGATACCCCTGAAGAGATTCGTCTTGAGGGAGAGTGGATGCTTTACTCGCTAAAGTATCCACTCTCCCCCCGCATCACTAAGACATGCAGTCGTTGTGGTGAGCCTTTTCAGACCAATTACAATGGGGTGGGTAACTGCTCTAACCGGTGTGTTATAGAGGAACTAAGAGAGAAGTTCGGTCTTCTGTGGACACCCGGTAACAGGAAGAATAAAGAGAAATGGGAGACTAGAGTCCCTGCCTCTATCATTCCTTATTCTGCTTTGAGGGCTATGAAAAAGCTGGTAGTTCAAGCAGAAGCTGATCTAGGGAAGCCAATAGAGATTGGGGTTTCTGTCGAGAAGTTTGTTTTGCCGATACCTTCGCGGGTTGGCCAACGTGCTTCGGTTTCTGAGTCAACCTATAAGCTCCCGGATTTGGCTGAACCTGAGAAGGCTTCTGAACCACTACCGGTTCATCCTTCACATAGTCCAGAAGCTTTGGTTCAGGAGGATTCTGTTCCAGAACCTCCTTCGGAAGATCCTTTCGCAGAGCTTTTCTCTCTGTAGTAGTGGTACCACCAAACATACCTTCTACTTCATTGATAACTGCCCATTCTCTACAGAGGTCCTGAACAGGGCACATAGCACAGATGCCCTTAGCGGCCTTAATAGTTGATTTAGTCAAGTCATCCCCGAACAGCTTAGGGTATGACGTGCAAATGGCTTGTTGAGACCACACTTTGCGGTGGCTTGACAGGACTGTATACATGATTATGTTCTCTTTCCCCAGCGGATAAGATCATCTTAACATCGTGTATTTAAGTGGTCAAGCAACATGAGAGTACGTGTCTCAGAAGTTTTCCAAACAAATGTACCCCCGGGGCTTGACTCCCGGGGGTACACCTGTCACTATAGAAGTAGTAGGCCCCGTCCTCCAATTCGACAGCGGAGGGCGGGGCTTCGGGCTGTCTAGGCTCCCTTCTGAGCCTGAACAGTACCCGGCAGTGGATCAACCGGCGCGGGACCTACTTCTGTAGGAATCGGGTTAGGATCAGTAGAGTCCAACGACTCCCCCGGCAATCCACCGGCCCTATTAGGCACCCGCCAAGTTACCCCATAACTGGCGAGTACTGCTAGGACAATAATGCCCCACTGTGCCTGCGTAAGATACTGAATACCTTGTGCAGTAGCAGGCTGTAGGTCAAGGGCAAGTACAAGAGTTCCCACAAGGGCGGCTACACCAGAGGCAATAGCCTTAGACACCTTGAGAATTTCATTTCCTACTGTGTTCATTTTAAGCTCCCATGAGACGGTTGGGTCGGAGATAACCGAGTAGAGCTGTTTTACTGAGGTTAACAATAGCTGAAGCTCCGTTAGGGCCGGCGGCCGTAGCATTGTTAGAAAGAGTCTTAACAGTACCGTCACCATTATCTCCGAGTATAATTCCTACATGTGATCCCGGAGTATAGCCTCCTTTAGCCCAAATGGCTACATCACCCATCTGAGGCCTCTGGCTCCGGTCTATCTGTGTATAAGCACGAGGGTCGTGATTATTCCAGATTTCATCTGCGGTACCTACCATTGGTGCACTACCGCCCACAAACCCGGTAGTGTAGAAATCGTAAAGGTCAACGCATTGTGCGCCATACCAATGGTCATAATCAAGATACTTGTTGGTATTCTGACTAATCCAGTTGAGCGATCCATTAGCTGCCATTGTAGGGGCGGCGACTTTACCCTGTGGCTGTTCCATAGTAAGGTAGTCCACAAGCTTTTGAGCATTAGCGTACTGAGCTTGGTAGTTAGAGCCGTCTGAAAAGGCGCTTTTCTCTACTGCCTGTGCGGCCTGCCAAGGAGTCATTCCGTTATGCTGTGTACTAGCCAGTGTATCGTAGAACTTACTGATTTCGTAGTTAGGGTCCATAATCTGATTAGGATTACCCCAGCCCTGAGAAGGCCTCATCTGAAAGAGTCCTAGAGAGTCCCTGTCCCCACCCTTAAGGTTATGAAGAGACGATTCAGTAAGACCAGCCATAACGGCTGTTTCGATATCCTGTCGGGACATACCCCGCTGAAGACCGTTCTGGATAATCTGCCGGGCGTTATTGATCTGATCCCCGTTAAAGCCGGGAACATTGACCTGATTACCGGCCAGTGCAAGGTTAGAGGGATTACCTCCGCTATTGCTTATCTGCTGAGCCTGCTGAGCCTGTTGCTGGGCCAACTGTGCCTGATGCTGTTGGGCCATAGTAGCGGTGTCGTGATTAGCTTCCTGACCAATAGCGTCAATATCTGACGTATCAATGTTAGGAGGGGGCGTATTAGGAACACCCCCTACTGCCTCAGAAGGCTTAGGCGTCTGGTTAGCGGTATGGGCGGCGTTAGTATCCGCACTGCCTCCCGCACTAGCACCCTGCATAGCGGTCTGGTTAGGTAGCTGTCCTGCCGCTTGTGCAGTATTAGCTACCGGAGTAGCAGTACCAGCCGCAGGTGCACCCATATTCATATTAGGGACATGCTCCACAGAGGGGGCCGGATTAGTCTCAAAAGGCTGTGCGCCATAAGACGTAGTAGCGTTATCAACATGCTGGCTAAGGCTATCAAGATGCCTCTGCATAGCAGGGTGAAGGTCACCGTATCCCGCACTACCTGTGGAGGTATCTTCTCCGTACTGAGTAGTCATTAGCGGTTATTCCTTTGGATATCTGAGCGTAGGGCGGACTTAGCGGTCTTAGCTTCAGCTATACTAGAGCGAAGGTCCGCAGGTGAATTGTAATCTGTGGCATGGAGTCCTGTAAAGAAGTTGAATACATCGGCAGGGATACCAGTTCCCGGTACAGGCATTGAGTTGCCCTTATCGGTACGGTTCTGAGTCGGGTTGTATAGCTCTTTACCCGTGCCTTTGGAAATCATATCCAGCTGGGGTGGAAGAACGTTATCCTGCAAGTACTGTGCGTTATCCTTAATCGGGATACCGTTAGACTGTCCAGTAGCCATTTCAATCGGAATCTTAGCAAATGGACTAGCCATACCAAGCAGGTTAGCTCCGGGGTTCGGATTCATAAGAGTCTGCATAACGTCGATAGAAGGAGCCATTGGGGAGTAGCCCCACAACTGGCCGTCTTCTGTCTTCATCTGCGGCCCGATAATGTTCTCGTAGTAGTACTGAGGGAACAACTGGTTAATCGGAAACGGCTTACCGACAGACATAGGCTCTACACCGTTTGCCTTAGCCTGCGCATAGAGAAGCTTATTCGGGGCCATGTAGACACCGGGCTTCTCCACCATACCCTCAATGATATTGGGGATCATCCCACGGAGCCACGTGTAGTAGAGGATAGCCCTACGTGCATAGACAGACTCTTCCCGGCTAAAGTCGGCAGAAGTAGGTGCCCATTTACGGACCCTCACGAACGCCTTATTAAAGGCATCCTCAATAGAGGCGTGATCACCGTGAATAAGGGTATCCATAGCCAATGCGCCGCGAGTCAGGTTATCACGAAGAGCGGAGTACTTGTTGAAGTTAAAGAGTTTGTTATCGAGGATAGCGTCAGTAGCCTTCAGGGTGGCATTAGCGAACTTACCTCCTGCACCCTGATCAAACTCGGACAAGTAGTCCTCGTGCTGACCAGCACCGTGAGGGGCGATAAAGATTTTATCATCCATCATGCGGCCAATTTCGGTAGCAGTGTAGTACTTGACGTTACCGTTGATACGAATAGGAACCATGTGCTTCAGTTCCGACTTAGGAATATTCTTACCGTACTGACCCGCCGCTAGAGTAGTAGCCCGTTCAAACTTAGAGCCAAGGCCCTTAGCAAACATCTGCTCATCCCTGCCGATAGCAGAGAGTACCCGCATGTTGTAGGCATAAGACCGGGGATCAGTAACACCGGCAAGGAAGTTACGGACAGTATCACCCATAACGTTGGATACCCAGTGACCGGGCCGTAGCGTCGTCTGAGTAGCCTTCATAACCTGCGTTACCGGGTCAAAGACGTTGTTCACAAACCGGCCCACAAAGGTCTTATCACTGACCTTACGGGATTCGTTGATAAGCCTGTGTACAGCCGGTACTTCCCATGCCGCCGCTTTGTCGTAGTAGAGGCTCTTATCCAGAAGATCATAGAAACCGGGACCTTCAGAGGCGGCTCGGGGAATAGCACCAATACGTGCCATACCGTTAGTCCTCTTACGGCCTATATTCCATGTGATCTTGGAGTGTCCCTCTTTAGGCTCCACAGAGCCGAACTCTTTTTCAAAGCTACGGGCCATAGCTACCCGGCTATTCAAGTCCATAACAGCGGAGTGCATCTTGGAGATAATGTCTGCGGCCTGTTCTGCACTGGTAATGTTCATGTGTTGCCAGAACTCGTGCAGGTTATCTTTAGTAGCACTGGCATACCAGCGGGAGTCGATAGCATCGAATACCCCTGCGTACTTAGGCGTATTGAGAACTTCTTTCAGGAAGTCTTTATCCAGCGTACCTGCCTTGATAGCCTTGATATAGCGGCTATCCGTGTTGAACAGGACGCCAAGATTCTTCTTGAGTTCCCGGGCACTATCACCCTCTACCGCCATTTTACCGTTAGCCGCAGTAATGATAGCTTTGGTGTCTTCCAGAAGCTGACCGTCCTTATTGTACTTCATAAGGTAGTCGGTCAGGGACTGGTGCATCATGCTCTGTACCCGCATAAGCGAGTGCTTACCCTGCATTACCGTGTCATAGAAGTTGCCTGTAGCAAGATAGGGGAACTTAGCGTTAAAGAAGGATTGGATCGGGTGGAGAGAACGCATAACGTCAGTAGCAATTTGACCGGCATATACGTCAATAGGACCGTACTGATCACCGGAAGCTTTGAGGGCATTCTCGGCGTCTTTACGGGAATCACCGATAGTGGTCTTGGGATCAGCGGCCTTAGCGGCCTTTTCTTCCGCAGGAGTAAGTACCTCACCCTTTAGTTGCTTAACCCAGTCGGTGTACTGGTTACGGTCTACTTCGGGAAGAAGTGCTGTAGTATCCTTAGTAACCGTATTGAGCCAGTTGAGCGTCTTTTCGTAGCTCCACGGACCGGAAGAATAGCGTGCAAGACGGTTCTTTAGATCAGCCCAGTTACTCTCAGTGAACTTCTCCAAATCAGCCTTGTGCATGGCTTGGTTATACAGGTGGCGCTGTTCCAGCATAGTACCAATATGAGGATCACGGATGATCTTGTGGGCAAGTTCATCCATATCCTTTTCATACTCTTTAGCCCCGCCTTTACCTGCCTTTTGACGGGCGGTAATAGCCTCATCCCTAGTGGCCCCAATGTTCTTCAGATCGTCTTTGGTAGCCTTTTTACCGTAGGCACTTCCCTCACCCATAAGAACGTCTTTGATCTTACTCTGAGACTGGTCAAGAAGCTGTTCTACGCGCTCCGGGCTAATAGATCCTCCGGCCTTCTTAATGGCTTCCATGATACCCTTGCGTTCATGGAGAAGCGTCTCCATAGCAGTATCAAATGCCAGAGGGTTAACCATGTCCTTCTTGTCAGAGCCGATAATGTGACGCATAAGGTCGCCCTTAGTAAGCGTGCTCTTACCGTGAATACCGTCCACAGACTTGGCCGAGATAGCTTCGAGGATATCACCTTTGGTAAGGTGGATATAGCCTCCCTCATTAGCCGCCTTGGACATATTCAGAACGGGAATCATACCGACAGCCTGAAGCTGGGAGTCGTGAGCCTTCAAAAGCTTAGTGACAATACCGAGCTTATCAAAGCGGGAGACTCTGCGGCCCGACTTAGCCAAGAGAGGGTCCATACCCCCTTCAATAGACTTCTTCACTACACCGTTAGCAACCGTCTCTACGGGCTTTCCGTGGATAGCCTGCAAAGCGTTCTTAAAAGGCAACTGCTGTGAGTGGCTGTCCATAAGCAGTGGGTGCCTAATACCGCCAGCTTCCTGTGCAGAGGCACCCTTAGTACGGGCTTCCGGTCCCCGGTATCCTTCTTCGTTAATCTCGGGGAACTCAGCGCCTGCCTGATAGTGCTTGGTCTGGTTAACCATATCAGTAACAGTCTTCTGCTGGAATCCGGGCTGAAGATTAAGGGGAGTAGAGGCACCCCGGTCATTAAGCTTACCCGCCGCCGCGGCCTTTTCCTTATTGACTACCTCAGGGTGCAGTACAATAGGCTCATTGAGGGAAGCGGTTCTCTTATCAGCCTCAGCCATACGAGTAGCCTGCCGGTCTTCGGGAGACATTGCTTCCCAGCTTTTATTAGCCAGAGTATTAGCGGCGGCAGAGTTAACAATATCTGCCTGCTTAGCTACAGTCTCTTTAGGAGCCTTGGGAGGGTCTTCTACCACAGTAGGGGCTTTGACCGTATCTGGTGCGGCCATAGTTGCTACCGGCTCTTTAGCCAGCGCATCCTTATTAGCAACACCTTCAAGGTGAGCCTGTAGCAGAGCCTCAGGATCAACGGTAAGGGGCTGAAGAAACGCCTTCTTTTCGGCAGGGCTAATGAAGTTCTTAATACCGTTGAGCATCTTAGAGGCATCACTGGTTGCCCAGTTAGTCTTCATCTCATTGCCGAGTGCGCTTAGTACAGCCTGAGTAGGACCCTGCTCTTGTGCCTTCAGGATATTGGCAATTTCGGGTATCTTGTGGTAATCATCTACTGCCGCCTGCTTAGCAGACTCATGGTCCAGAGGGGCTGTAGGGGCCGCAGGAGGCTCCGCAGGAGTGGTTACGCCGTCCGTACCCACCTGCCAGTCCGCAGGCTTGGCGGCCCCGTCAGCGCCCCCCAGTGCCTCAGCACCCAGCGGTTCGGGCACCGATTCGGCCACCTTCGCCGCACCCTCAGCTACTTTAGCCGCACCTGCCTTACCGGCATCCTTCAATGCGGCCATAGCTATACCGGGTGCTTTAAGTACGGTCTTACCTACACCTGTACCGGGGATAAGGTTAATAGGATCGAGGATCATATCACCGCCAATACCGGCGATGTTGGTCATATCCTTACCAACCTGAGTACCTTCTAGGTTAGTACCCTTGATATTGTGCTGGGCAATATCAATGAAATCCTTGGCATAGGCCGGGTTATGGTTGATACCTGCGTCAATACCCTGCTGGACACCCTTGGTCAGATCATTGATATCAAAAGGTGCCCCGCCCTTATCTTGACGGGTAAGAGAGTTATCAATCGTGTTGGTCAGCATATAGAACGGAGTCTCTATGAAGTCAACAATATTCTGTAGGGCACTGCCCGGATTAGAAGGACCGCTCCCGTTCAAGTCAGCCATAGTAGGACCGCCTGTGCTTCCCACAGGAGCGGCCTTCAAGGCGCTAAGCATTGCTGGAACGTCTAGCTTAGCGCCCTGAATAGCGGCGGCGTCGGCATTACTAAGTACGGGCGAGTTCCCGGGACCATATTCAGGAACGGGAGCGGTCATATTATCTAACCACCATTCTGCATAGCGAGAAGCATGTCAATGTTGGGATCAGCCTGTGCCTTATTAGCTGTCGCCATTTGAGCGAAGTTGATAAGGTCGTTACCATTGATGTTCGGGTTGCCCTTGATAGAGGGGTCCTGAGACATAGCCTTAACAATGTCCGCATAGGTAGGCTTAGTTCCCGGAGTAACCTGAAGCTGGCCCATTAGAGCGTTGTTATATGCTGTGGCGAACTGAGGATAAGAATGCAGAGCAGTAGAAGCGGGGTCAACGTTAGCTGTACCCGCCGCCGCCTGAGCCTGTAGTGCCTTACCCTGATCCAAGTTGTAAGTACCCACGTCACTAAGAGCAGACATAAGGCCCTTGTTACCGACGAGAGCCGCAAAGCGGTCAGTATTAGCCTGTGCACTGTCCTTAGCCATACCGTAACCGGCCTGAATACGAGCCATAGCGTCAGCGTAATTCTGCTTCTGAGCTTCCATTTCGCGGGTAGCTTCTTGGTTAGCCAGATCAGCCTTGTACTTGTTCATAGACTCATCGTAACTGGTACGCTGGTTCTGAAGCTGAGTATTAGCCGCAATGCCCTGAGTACCAATAGCGGTAGCCATTTCATTGTTCAGGTTAGTTCCCTGAGTAGCCGCCGCCTGAGCATTCTCAGCCTGCTGTTGAGCATTCTGTAGAGTACCCGCCACAGCTACATCAGCCGGATCAGTCTTCTGATCCCCTGCGGCCATAGGCATACCGCCCCTTTGTGCTACTGCGGCCCTTTGAGCCAGTTCAGCATTCTTTAGCTGGGCAAGAGCGGCGACGTTAGCACGTGCGCCACCCTGAACAGCGTTACCTTCGTTATTAGCAACCTGTTGAAGAATGTTGTTATTACCAAGCCGAGAGACATTAGCGTTGGTGTTATACATATCCTTCATATCAGTGCCGACCTGATTGTACTGGCCGTGTACCTGATTCATGCCCTGATTGATAGACCCAAGGTCTTTCGCATAGGCATCCTGAGCGAGTTGCAGATAGTTAGGGTGCTGAATACCGTTCATCTGCGCAAACGTCTGGTTAATGATATTGGGATCAATAGCCGGAGTATTGAGCATATGCGTAAAGGCATCAATCATTGTCTGACTAAGGCCCGGCTGAGCGGGTGGAGTAGTATCCTGTCCCTGAATAGCGGCAAGACCCCTATCGGCAGGATCACCTGTAGGCATCATAGAGCCAGCATTCTGCATAGGCGGTGCACTAGGCGCGCTACTATCCGCAGAACCCATGCCATAAGAGCTATAGGGATCGGAGGGACTGGTACCGTTCATACCCGTCATGCCAGCGTCAAGCTTCTGACCGAAATTGCCGAGGCTGGAAGTAATGGCGTGGCTAAGGCCTTGGTTAGCCTGACCGATAGCGTTAAAACCGTTACCGATGTTTCCCATCATATCTTCGAGAAAACCCATTGTGTGCCCTTATGCGCTAGAGGGGAGGCCGGAGTTCATTTGAGTAGCCAAGCGGTTAGCGGCGTCACCAAGGTAACCCGTAAGAGCAGGACGAGCCTGATTATACTGATCCGCAAGGCCTGCAATCAGGTTGTTGTACTGTCCCACAGTAGAGTCGTTCATATTCGTCAACTGGTTATTGTACTGATCCTGAAGGTTCTTAGTAGCCGTCTGCCAAACACCCGAACCGCTACCCAGCATACCCCGGGAAGCAAAGTCTTCTGCGTTATTCCTAAGACCGTGAGCCTGTTCGTTATTGAAGTTAGCAAGACCCGTATCGAAGTTCTTACCCATACTGCCGCCAAGAGCGCCCGGATTAGCCGAATAGGTCTGGTCACCGTTAACGTCAGTGTTGATATTGTAAAGCTTACCGAGAGACTTTCCGCTCCAACTAGAGCCGAGCAGGTCATTAGGATCAGTAGCCTTGTTCTCCTGAAGATTCTGGCCACCTACCTGACCTGCGATATTGCGCTCATAGTCATTCAGCTTATTGATAAGAGCCGTCTTCTGGTTGACGTAGGTCTGGTCTTCAATACCCTGACCGAACTTGTCCCCACCGGGCATCCACTCTTTATAGCTGTGGTGTACCGGAGGGGGAGGGGGAGTAACAGGAGGGGTACTAGGAGCCGCCCCGCCCCCGCCAGTAATGTCACCCGGCTGGTAATACGTTGGAGTATAAGAGGGAGCGGGGCTATAAGCCTGAACAGGGTTAGTTGCCACAGGGCCGTAAACCCTGCCGACAGGGGGAGTGTAACCAGTATTAGGGCTATACGTCTGAACAGCGGGAGTGTCGTAAGAAACGCGGGCAGTAGACGGCGCGGTAATATCACCGGCACCGAAGCTAACCTGCTGACCGCCACCATCTACTTGCATAACCATTATTTCTTACCTACTCCCTTTAGCTTATCGGCCAGAGCCTTATTCTTAGCAGAAGCAGGACTCGTTTTCTTGTGCGGTGGCTTAGGTGCGCCGCCTCCCGCAATAGGAGGACGACCTCCGCCCATAGCCGGAAGACCACCCATAGGGGGCATACCACCCACCGGCGGCATACCGCCCATCATTGGCATAGACATATCTAGCCTCCTATTTTCTGTGAAAGTAGATCATTCTTAACTGCGGCTTGTGAATCTCTAAGAGCATAACCAGCTGGGTTTACTGACCCCGCTCCTACCTGTGGGGAAGGGCTAAAACCGTTATACACCTTGTTACCGACACCGTAGTCGTTGTTCAAGGCATATCCGGTACTAGCATTACCCTGCGGGGCGGTGCCATAAGGGGTTGTCATACCCGGATTGGCAGTGGGATTAGTAAGGTTACTGATACGGTCTTGGAACTTCTGTAAGTAAGCCGCTGTTCCATTGTCCAGCATAACGTGCGCCCTTTCTCGGGGTCAAGAAACCTTCTCAGATTCAGTGCTGTGAGGCAGAGCATAAGTGACAAGGCTGAATATCTTACAGGGACCAGTAGTCGTATTACCTAGAGAAGTCATAGTAACATTGAACTGTATCTGCCTGAACCTTAGTGACTTCAGGTTACGCGCAAACACCCGGCCATTAGCCGTCATGGAGTTAGCGAGAGAGTCACTGTCAATAACATTGAGTTGCTGACCCCGCCAAATAAGCGGATTGCCCCATGTTCCCTGCGCAAGCTGGGCATGAGTATAGTTCTGCAAGTCGCCCCACGAGGGCAGAAGCGTCTGCGCAATAGGGATAGTCACCGTATTGATATCCCTCTTGGTAACGCAGTCAATACCCCACCAGAAGAGACGCTTGACGTTGGCCGGAGCCTGATAATCGTAGCTCTTAGTGTTAAGAACGCACTCGATGTATTCAATAGAGGTAGCACTGGCATAGTGGTGGTCCGTCAGCTTTATCATAGAGATAGGACTCTGGCCGTTGGTCCGGGTAAAAATCGGGTTAGTGACAGAGAAGTTAGAGCCGTTAACCATTCCTGTGGCGGTAAAGGACAAGTAAGCCTGAATAGCCTGAGCAGGGGCCTGAAATGCCGCGTTAATAGAGCCGGGAGTTAGTGCCACCGTTTGGGTGGAAGTAGCGCCTGTCCTCAATAGATACGTCATAACAGCGTTTACCGTAACACCTGCATCTGCGGCTACGGTACCTGTTACCGAGAAGTTAAGGCCCGGACCAAGAGGTACATTGTAGTTAGTAGTAGCGCCCGATCCGTTCATCAACAGGGTGCAGGTGTTACCGGATGCAGTAGAGGCTACGTTAATAGTACCCGCACCATCCACCGTTACGTTGAAGAAGTTGCCGCTGTTAGCCTGAAGATAAGCACGTGCGTCTGCCGAGATAACGTCCGTGATGTAGTTACTGCTAGGGTTCTGTACGGTACCCTGAGAAGCGGCTATATACGTTAGAGGCGCGGCAGAGGCGGGGTCCTGAGGCAACTGGTAGAATCTGCCCGGAGTACCGGAGAAGCTTCGCCACTGACTCCATGTCTTAGTATCAATGCCATAGACGTACATGGTGTTGTTATACTGCACGATGATACGTCTGGATACCGCTGACATAGATACTGTGGCGGCAGTAGAGTCTACGCAGGAGTTATCGCCGTCAGACTGGAAATAGACCAGCTTATTGATCTGGATAAACAGGTTATTGATAAGCTCGTAGACACGCCCCTGATGGAGAATGTAGACGTAGTTCTCGAAGTTGACAATAGAGAACTGGTTAGAGCACCCGATGTAGTCACTGAGCCTGTCTATCTGACCCTTGGCGGGATCAGAGGCGTAGCTGAACCGATATGTACTGTCACTCTTGAAGATCAATAGAGAGTTGGCAAGAGGCAGGATAGCCGTAATAAAGCCACCATTACCTTGATCCACAGGGAAGGTATCAGTGGATGCGGCCCCGCCGTTAGAACGCCATTCATAGGCCAGAGAACCGGCAGTAGCGTCAATGTAGGAGAAGTTAATCGTGTTGGCATTAGCCGCAGTTTTAGTATCTACTGTCCACAGACGGGACTTCCAAGCAATAAGAATGTCACCATGAGGCATAACAAAGCCAGAAGTATTATTAAGCGTAACACTAGCGTCACCCTTCTTCCATCTGAACCCTACGTTTGCGGCCCCTGCACTGGTATTGAAGTAGCAGGTATCAATCCACTGAGTATAGCAGGATGCCTTATCGCCAGCGGCAGTGAAGGTGTTGATGACGATAACGGTACCGGTGGGATCACCATTAAGAATAGCCGCAAGAGTCCATTGAGACGCACCTGTCTGGTACTGAGCAATAACGTACCATTCGGTGTTAGATACGCGGTAGATTCCGAATACCTGATAGTTGCTGTAGCCTGCCGTAGTAATCAGGCTACCGTTAACTACCTCGATAGGCGGACGGCACGTCAAAGACGTGTCCAAGGCTACCTCGAAGTTGATGAGTTTTACTACCTCATCATCATCACATTCCCCGGACTGGGAAATGTTATTAAGCCCCTTCTTGAAAGGGCCAATCTTAATGGACTTCCCGGGCATTAGTACACCGAATCCTCAGGATCAAGAAGAATAGAGGGGAAGTGATCTTCCTCTACCTCTGTGCGGTCTTTGACGATGGACAGGAGTTCTTTATACTCGGCTTTCTTTGCCGCGTTGGCCTGCCAGTTCTCGTCAAGCTCATAGACCTGAGCCAGTACAAAGGAGAGCAGAGCCGGGTAGTGACTATCCGGGATATCCAGCATATCCGTTGTAGCCAGTACCGTCTTGGGATAAGCCATATAGTGAATGCTTAGCGCCGCAGTAGAAGCCTGAGCCGGTGTCGGGTATAGGTAGAGAACGCCTGAGTCATCCAGCCACCAGTCCGTAGGCACACCGTTAGTAGGAGACGGGTACAGGGTGTTGTTATACAGAATGTACGTCTCAGCCTGCTGGCGGGTTACCGGATTGAGTACCGACCCCTGATACCGTACCGAACGGATAAGCCGGATACCGGTGAAGTTGGGGTCAGTGGAAAGGTTGTAGGCGTTCTGGTTAGCAACGATATCCGTGCTGGCATTAGCCATATTGAGAGACGGGTTAGTCTCAAAGATTTGACGCTGACCAAGGTTGATAAAACGCATGATATCAACACTGGTAATCTGGACGCTGGAATCATCACCGAATTGCCGGAAGACGTAAGTGTCTACGTCTTGGACTGTGTGGGTCTTAGACTCTACTCCCATTAGATGATGTACTTCCTATCTGGTTCCTGAATAACTCCGTCACGGACAATGCGTCCGTCGGCAAGCTTATTGGTGTAGGTACCAGAGTTGTAGACAGCCTTGGCTTCTTCAAGCCTTTCCATCAGAACGTCTTTGGTAGCCTTCTTCTTCTCAGCGTTGGCATTGAGCATCTTACGCTTATGCTCTTCCCACAGGGCCTTTTCGCCGTGACGCTGGCTATCGTTATGATAGAGCCAACCGAGGATGAAGTTCAGGTTCTTAGCTTCATCCTCGGTTAGCTCTTTAATGACTGACTGAGTTGCTTCATTCACAATGGCAAAAGGCTTCTCGACCCGACCATAGAAGGTGGTGTTGACCTCTTTAAGCGTAGCTGGCATGTAAGCGACCCTAAAGCCGGGATAACGCTCTGCTACGTCAGCATCGTTAGCGAGTACCTCAGAGGGTACCATTGTGTTGCCTACAAACTCGTAAGTCATTGTATCTCCTGCTTAGGGGATACGGATACGCTCTCCCGGGAAAATCTTGTTAGGATCAGCGATACCGTTGTATCGCGCGAGAGTCTGGTAGTCCGTACCGTATTTAGAGGCAATACCCGAAAGGGAATCACCGGACTGTACGATATAAACAGTACCAGAGGGTACCCCTTGCGCAGAAGGAAGATTGAGAACCCACCCCACCTTAATAAAGTTGGGGTTAGTAATCCACCTATTTACTCCGAGAATAGCCTGTACCGACGTATGGAACTGTGCGGCAATCTTGCTAAGCGTATCGTTAGGTTCTACGATGCACTGAGTAGGGTGGCTAGGAGCAGGAGCAGGCTTAGGAGCCGGAGCAGGTGCCGGATGAGGGGCAGGAGCAGGAGCAGGTGTAGGAGCAGGAGACGGTGCACCCGCATACTTGTACCACGTTGCCTTATCCTCAAAGAACAGGGATACGTCAAATGGACCCTCATTACCGAAAAATGTAGTAGAAGAGTACTGGTGACCCGCTACTACCGGCCATGCCTTCCACTCTGATACCTGACCGTTTTCCCAAGCTACCGGATAAGAGAAGCTTCCGAGAATCTTACGGTTATCGTCCCATCCCTGTTCAGGAGTAGTGTAGTCATACTGGGAACCCCACAGGGAGGATTTGGTAGCAACCTTATCCCAGTTGTACGCATTGACTTCGCCTTCCCCGACATAGGTCAGGGGATAAGCCCGCTTAGCACCAACGTATTCGTTCCACTGATAAACCCACTCCACCTTATCAGTACCGGGAGGGTGTTCCTCACTGTCCATAAAGGTGTTGATAGCCCGCTCGTGAAGACGTGGGTGAGTGTTGATTTCACTCAGGAAGAACTGTGCTTCTTCGGCGGGAGTATGTACCGTCCGATTCCGAATGTGATAAAGACCGATAACAAGGTTCCGGGGATCATCCAGAGCTTCATTGAACTGTTCCTTCCAGATAGGGTTAGCGCCTTCGCAACCAAAGGTCACGCCGATAATGACACCATCCAGATTAGGGATAGTGGTGGTGGGCTTTCCCTCCTGATAGCGGGAAACGTCTACTACGTGCAGTACCATTGTTTTCTCCTTAGGGCTGTGCTCGGAGCCAGTAAAGCTCTTCGTACTGATTTGCGCTACCAAACGCTATACGCTTGGCATCCTGAACACTAAGGCCAGAAGTACCGGCTACAGTGTTCCAGTAAATCTCTTCCATATCTTCTGTAGAGAGATTAGTCTTTGAGGTCTTAGCTTGGAGGAACTTGTAGTACAGATCAGCCCTAGACCCCGAAGTAGGTCCTAGCGTCTTCTGGTAGTACTCAACCTGCGTATTAGCTAGGCTAAGTCCTCCGTCCACAGGGGCGGTGACGCTGACAGTATCAATGTTCCAGACACCTTGGTTACCGACTTCCTGAGAACCAAGGTAAGCGGTATCAATCTGAGGGGCTGAGAACCAGTCGGCAGGCTTATTGGCAGAGGACAGGTAAGTAGTCCCATTGAGTTTGAGGGTAGGAGTACCGTTGATATTCCATGTGAACTCTACATAGACCCAAGTATTAAGAGCCAGTGTAAAAGCGGCACCGATAAACCAGTAGTTAGAGCCCCCAGCGGCCTTAACTACCCGGAGCCATACGTTGTTACCGCCTACGGCATTAGCGCGGTATACGTCAGCGAGTCGTTGTGTTCCGTAAAAGAGACGGGCAAAAGGGACGTTGGAGCCGTTAGCGCCCTCGGTAGTGACCCTCCACCATCCCTTGATGGTAATAGCTGGGGCAGGGCCGACACTTCTCTTGAAGTTGGCTATGTCAACAGTAGCCGCAGGTACGCTTCCCTGTGCTCCAAAAGAACCATCATGGGCCGCACCCGCGATAATAGTAGCAGTACCCGCACCGGCAGTAACAGCTGTCCAGCCTTGTGCTGTACCATCGTCAAAGGTAGTGCTTATATCCTGTGGGAAAGACATAGCGGTCCTATCTCAAAGGAGGGGCCGGTTAACCGACCCCTCCTGTTAGTGATGATTACTTATGATCGACCAAAGCAATGCACCTACGGATACCAGTGGACTGACTATAATAGCCGCCCTAGACAATCCGTTGTGTTGCTTATCTTGAATACCGGATACGTCGTTCTTGATATCCTGTATTGTTGTTTCGTGTGCGGATATGGTTCCGGCTAGGTTCGCGGCTGTTTGAGCCGTATCCTTGTTTGTATCTTCCCACCGCTTCTGTACCTTTTCCGCAAAGTCTGCGAGAGCCTTAGCCCCTTCGTCCTTAACCGCTGTAAGGTCTGTACGAAGCTTACGGGAAACGTCTTCTGCGTCTGCGATACGTCGTGCATGTTCCGTTACAAGAGTGGAAAGAATACCCTCAATTTTACCTAGCTGTATTTGTACTTGGACTAAGACCGCATTGTTCGTCTGGTCTTCCCCCGACATAGCACTAGCTTACAGTATAGTGAATAGCGTAAACCGTGTTAGCCTGAGAAGCCGCAGGTGCCGAAGCAAGCGAAATGGTGAATCCCGTGTTACTGGCACTGGCAATATACGTTGCCAACGGGGCAGTAGCGGCGTTATTCGGGTCAAGGCTTACATACGGAATACGTCCAGCCGGAAGAGGCTGACCGAAAGTAACCGTGACCATAGCACCTGCGGCGGGAGTAGTACCCGTACCGAAAGTAATACCGCCGCGTGCATCCGTAGAACCCGCAGAGAGAACGGGAGCCGGGGGAGTAGTACCCGCGTTGGCACCCGCCGCAATAACAGGAGCCGCAAAGTTGTGCTCAGAGAGGTCCGTGATAAGCAGGTTACCGAGGTTTACCTGCTTCATAAGGGCATCTTCGATAGAGAAAGGGTTGAGAAGATCAGTACCGAGGTTATCGCCAAGCAACTGCTTAGCGAGACGGGCAAATACTTCACGACGATGAAGATATCCCGGCATTCCAGAATCGCGCTGTGCCATTGTGTTATCCTTTCATAACTAAGGGGAGTGGGAAGTCCCACTCCCCTTAGCGTAGAAGTGAATCGCTTACGCGATATCCTCAGTGATGTTCGTGATAATGCCCTGCGCGTTACGCCGGGTGCACCCAAGCTGGGAGTATTCGTACATCAGAGCGACGTAAGCGTCGTATCGACCGTTAGCGTCAACCTTCTGCTTCCACATAGAACCGTCACGGTCCATGAACTTAAAGCCGTGAGGCCGGAAGAGAGAGAAGTGCTTCTCAGTAAGGAACCAAGCGGTAGACGGCGGTGCGTCGATATCGGCGATAAGCGGGATAGGTGCTCCCACAGAAGCGCCGCCATTGAACTCAAGACCAACATAACCACCCGCAAAGGTCTTGGTGTCAGTAAAGCGCCTCTGCTGAGTAAGCAACTGCCAGTAAGCACGCTGTACGCCGAGAGAAGTAAGGATAACGCTGGCCTTAGCACCGTTACGGTACAGACGGTCAACCATGCGCATGAATACAGCTTCGGAGAGAGCGGTGGAAGTGCCACCCTGCGTGTTGACTTCACTCTTCCAGAGGCGAGTAGAAGACGGGTTAATACCGTACAGAGTAGAAGCGTTATCTACAATGCTGGCGAGACCGTTCCATTCGCGGTTGTAGTTGCCGGTACGGATAAGGATATCGTTAGCAACGATGCCCGTAGTCGTACCCGTAACAGTAACCGTGAGGTTAACCGTATCAATACCGGTAACCACAAGAGCGGCAGTACCGTGGAGAGTACCACCCGTAGTAACAGCATCCAGTACAGAGTTGTCCTGAATGTTCTGAACGGAGTCAACGGTGATAACCTGACCAGCTACAGATACAACCGTAGCGATCTTACCGTTGCCACTACCGAAGTACTGACGGTTGCGGTCCTTAGCAAGATCGTCCTTAAGACGGTCCATTTCAAGGTCCACTGCGTTAGCGAACGTCTGGTAGTCCTTATTGGCAAGCTCAAAGGTCTGACCGGAGAGTTCGATAACACCGTACTGGTTCATCAGAGAAAGCTGTGCACGCTGAGTCTGCTGGTAACCGGCAGTCGGCAAAGCTTCGTTTTCGTTACGCGCACCGATACCAGAGTTACGACCGATGTGAATCGGGAACACAACATACCGACCGCCATAAGGCTGTTCGGCTGTACCCTCGGAAGTCTTGTTGATGCGGTTGTAAGCACGAGTCTCGTTATTGAGTTGCTCGTTAAGAGTCTTAGTATAGACTTCCTTCAGTACAGGCTGAAGGTTTGTCATGTTCTGCGGCATAACCTACCCCTTATTGTTCGGACTGTCGCATCATATCTGCGACATAAGCTGTTCGTTGCTGACGAGTCATTTTTCCATACTCAGGTTCAGAGTCCGCTGGTACTCCGGTTCTTGCCCTAGAAAGATTAGGCGGGGGAGTAGCCCTATTTCTAGGAGCAAATCCACCTGTTTCCCAAAGCACCTTTGCGGCGGCCATAACATCTGCGGGAGTTTCTCGTCCTGTCTTTGCCTGCTGTTCCGCCGCCATACCGAGTGCCGTCCTTATGACCAAATCCATAGGGAGGTTCTTATACTGCATGTGGTTCTGCACTGCATTGACTTCAGCATCTACCTGAGCCTGCATTTGCTGAGCCAGTTGAGCGTTTTGCATTTGCTCTACTGCCTGCTGTGCAAACTGAGCCTGATTAGCTAGTTGCTGGACTCGTGGGTCCTTAAAGATATCTGGCTGATCTTCCCCCAATTCAAGGGTCTGATCCTCTGTGCGCTGTTGCTCTTGGCTTTGAGCGGCGGCTTGAGCTTGCTGGAAGTTATACGCCTGCTGTAGATAGTCGTATACTCCCCGCGGATTGGTATTCAGAAGATTCATGAGTTGCAAACCCTGAGTCAACTGCTCCCGCGAGATATTATTCTCACTAAACTCTTTATAAGCTGCCGCTTGCTGCTGTTGCTCTTGCGCGTACTTCTCCATACGCGAAAGGTGACCCTTCAGGTGAGAGTGGAAGTGTTCTGGTACTGGGTCCAGAATGTCCTTCCAAGCAGGGTTATCTTTGATAGCCTGCTCAGCCTTATTAGGCTCAGTCTCTACGGGAGTCGGCTCACTATTGGCTTCTTCGTTTCCTTCGGGAAGCTGTGGCTCTGAAAACTCGTGGTTCTCAGACTCTTGGCTTTCCGGTTCAAACTCAGTTTCAATCGGGCCACTACTCATTGTATTTCCATTCCGCGTTGTTCCACTAACGGTCTTGACGCTCTATGTATAGATTATCTTAGGATTAAGCTTGCTGTCCAGCACCCTGCTGTGCAGGTGCCGGGTTAGAGAACTGGTTATTACCACCGGCATTATGTCCACCCTGAGGTCCCTTAGGCGGTGCACTACCACCCGGAGGCAATCCCGGAGCGCCTTGTGTCGGTCCGCCTTGTCCACCGCCACCCGCTGTTCCACCCATCATCATCTGGCTAAGCATCTTCTGTTGCTTCTTAGCGATATGAGCGTCGTAGTGGGCTTTAGCTTCCTTCTGCACAATCGGATCAAGAGTCTGATACGTCTGAGACTTAAGGAAAAGACCGTGAGCTTGGATATGCTGGTCATCATCATCCCAGTCGTTAACAGGTACGATAGGTGCATCGAACTTATCAACGGTCTGAGCAAGGGTCGGGTTACTACGTGCCTGCTGTTCGTTCTGCATACCGTTCTGCATAAGGAACTGTTGCTTCATAACGTCCCGGATACCCAGCGTAGTCTTTACCTGTTCAGGGTCCATCGTCTGGAAGACAGTGTTCTCACGGTGAGCCGCACGCTTATCAGCGTCCGCTTCCTCGTAGTAGCTCTGCATGTTAGGCAATTCCATGAGTTCCAGACCCTTATCCTCGGGAATAATACCCCGGGTAATCATATCCATGAACATAGCGTTCTTGGCAGACTTGGATACAGGCAGTACAGAGCCGGATTCGATACGGATATCGGTACCGGTCTTAATATCGGCACCCTTTAGCAGATGCACCGATATAGCATTGTTCGGTCCCACAGAGCGGACAAGTCGAGCTTCATCCCAAAACTGGACACAAAGCTCAAGAACTTGCTTAGCGACCGCCTGAATACCGCGCTCAAAGCTCTTATAGACCGGAGCCATATAAGAGTCGTCACGTTCCTGAAGGAAGTTAATAGCCGTAGCGGCAGTTACACCACTGGGAGCCTGTCCCTTAGAGACTTGGTGCTGACCACTGATATCCTCAAAGTCTTCAGAGTAGTACTGCTGTTCGTCTTTGAGGTATCCGGGCATTGTCGGTACCTGAATAGGTACTGGTTCTTTAAAACCGGGGTTAATTTCCACAAGCTGGCCGGGACGAGAAGTCCACTTAGTGACATCAATAGAGCCTCGCTGTACGAAATAACCCGATTTTGCGGTGCTGTTACGGTTCTCGATAAGCTGAGAGCGTGCCCGGTTGATTTCCTTCTGAATGGGAATAAGGTCTTCCAGTACAGAAGTAGTCCAATAAGTTCCAGACGGAACGTTTTCAAGCTTCGTGAACGGGAAATCGCCGTGATCATACGGGAGGCCTTCCAGACTTGAATAGACCACACGCCTATCACAAGTGATGAACATACCACCCTCAGGCAAAAGGTTCGTAGCACCCTCTTTCACCCACGCTTCGATAATAAGGCACGAGTCTGGCTTAGCAGTTTCTTCCGCCCCAACAAGATTAAGGTATCGAGTTTCCATAATCTCATTAGTAGAAACAACATTAGGAGTATGATCGGGTGTGATAACGTCAGGCCAGCGGTCTTTTGCTTCTTCAATCGACATTGTATAGACATGTAGAATGTAAGGTTGACGCTGTATATCAAGTTCAAGAGAATTAGGAACCATGATATTAAAAGGAGTTGGAGCCGTAACACAAATATCGCCCTCAGAAGGCTCTTGTGTTTCAGGGTTTGGAGCTTCATAGTCATCTGCGTCACTATCCCAAATGGTCTTGACATAACCAAGACCACAAGTAGATACCCAAAAAGCTGCGTCAGCAAAGGCTTTAGCAATGTCTTTGGTTTCGTAGACGTACTCCCAAAGATTCTTTCCAGCTTCTGCGGACTGGATATCCTCTTCTTCAGAGGACGCTGGCACCACAGAGGCCTGAGGCTTTTGTGAAGTCAGCCGGGAAATCTCAGTACGAACAGCGGGACGAATCTTATTGATGACCATACGGACACGACCGGGCACGTTAGGAGCCCTTGTAAGCTTCCCCCTAAGCAGGGCGACATACTGGTCACCCTTGAAGAATGCTAGGTTGATATACCACTGATTACGGATAGGAGTGATATCACTCTTACACTTGATGTAGTTAGCCTGTGCCCAGTCCGAGAGCTTACGCTCTAGTTCTTTCTCTTTGAGCTTCTTTACATCATCGTCTTCTACAGGCTCAAAGGAGGAACCGACATTACTGTCGAGTTCAGTCCCGGATGAGACGGTCATCTACCTCAATTCCTTCCTCTTGCCTAAACCACTCGGCTTCATCACTACTAAGAAAACCCCGAACCCGGACAATTTCGTCCATAGCTTCTTGGGCTGGTGTGTCAGATACAGCTACTTCAGAGTCCGAGAAGGGACGTGAGGGATTCCCCGGCTGGCTTATCGACAGAGCCTGAAAGCTCATCGGGTCCTTTGCTGACAGGAGATTCATCGCCTGATTGTTTTGCTGTGTCATTAGCTCGGCCTGAACTTGAATTGTTGCGCTTAGGTCGCGGCTTAGTTCCTTCATCACCCGGCCATACCGGTTGCTTAACAGCTGACTGCTCCGTAAGATAAGTCGGTTCTGGGTCTTCTGATTTTGGTACATCAGGTACAACCAAGGTGACTGTAGAATCAAGAGAAGCAAGAAACTCAGAAGTAACTCGGGAAAGTTCATTTTTGTAGCTTTCTACCTTAGTAGGGAGTTCGTTGAGCCGTGCCCTAAGCTCAGCGTTTTCATTCTTTAGAGCAGTAACCTCATCAAGCGTCGCCATGCCCAAGACGTGAGCCATTTCCACAACGTCTTCAACGCGGAGATAAGCAGTGCCGTCTGCGTAGTTATTAGTAGGATCGGGAAAATCCACTTTAAGATCAATGAACGGACCATCTGACTTATTCCAGATAAGGTCCCGGAACGGGTATAGGTAGGCTTTTTCATGGAGCGTAAACCTAGAGTGAGGGTGGTGGTTAATGGGATCAGACATTACCGGATACTTTCGTCGTCAACGGTATTAGGGCCGCCTTCACCCGGGAACACATAGTCCTCGGACGGACGCTCTACTGCGGGAGCATAGAAGTGATCACCCTCGTAAGGAGCGGGTGGATTAGTGTGAGTCTCAATAAGGTTCACAGCACCCTGCGTAATGACCTTATCAGCAAACAGACCCCAAAGATCAGGTTCGCGGTTCTCATTGTGCGCGTGCATAAGTTCGGCTTCAATTGCGGCAGACTCTTCCATGTAAGGACCACCATAGATTACTTCAGGCATTACCACTCCATTTCCCAGCTTGAATATTCGTCGTGCAGTATATAGCCCGAATCACCTTCAAGTGATCCGAAATCCCTATATTCCTTCTCGCCACTGTTGGGCTGATCAGTAAAGGGAAAAGGAATATCTGCTACTGCACCTAATCTATCAGTGACCTGCTTCGTAGGTACAGAATCATCAAAAGACAGATCAGGCATTGTGGTAATGAAGTAACGCAAGCAATCACAGAGGTCGTCGTGCTTCTTGTGGGGCTTAGTCTTGGGAGCATTCTTGGATTCCAGCTTCTTGCTGGCCCATGTCTCCCAGTGGTACTTAAGCATTTCATCTTCAAGCAGGACACAGTTTTCTACATAATGCCATGTAGGTTGTTTCGTCAGGGGATTAATCTGAAGGTATTCATCAAACTTTCGCAATCCTGTATCAACTGAATCAGGTCCTGTTGGTACGCCTTCGACAGCGAGATAGATTCCGTGCTTAGCGTACTCGCCGATATCTGATATTCCAGTATTGGCCCTAGTCTGTCTAAGTGCAGGATCGCCCGTTCTAAGGTAGACCTTAGCTCTTTGACCCGTATCCTTGTACTTAAGCGTGGACTCATAGGCTTTGACTCGCTGGGCCCATCCTTCGATAGTGACATAGCTATCCCTCATTTCAAAGAACGTAATGATAGTTCCATCTGGTTTTACCGCGTGCCATAGCCATGCGGTAGGGTGAACCCAGCCAGAGTCAACAGAGGTATAGATACGCATATCGCTGGTGAGTTCAAACTCACTCATGGGTATCCGGTGAATCCGGGGCTGGAAGTTCTTGAATACCTTTCCACCCAATTGCACAAAGTCACCCTTTTCACGTGCACGCCTGTCGTCTTCACTAAGGGTAGCGAGATAGGCGTCACGAGATTCCGGGGGAAGATACGGGTTATCCGCCATATCTGCCTGCACAATGAAGAAGCGGTGGTTGGGGTTATCCTT